GGCTGAAACGGTGGAGTTCAGTCTGCTGGGCCTGGACAGCCTGCTCGGCAAGCTCGAAAGCGTGAAGTACGAAACGAAGCGCAAAGGCGGTAGGTCTGCCCTGCGCCGCGCTGCCAACGTCATGGCTGAGAAAGCCCGGCACGGCGCTGAGCGGCTGGACAACACGGAAACCGGCCGAGCTATCTCAGACAATATCGCGGTCCGCTGGAATGGTCGGCTATTCAAGCGCAGCGGTAACCTCGGCTTCAGGGTGGGTGTGCTTCACGGCGCCGTGCTTGCTGATGGCGGGGACCTGAGCCCGAACGCGCCAACCCCGCACTGGCGGCTGTTGGAGTTCGGCACAGAAAAGATGGCCGCCGCCCCATTCATGCGACCAGCCCTTGCCGACAATATCAGCGAGATTACTGGCACCTTCATCAGTGAATACGAGAAGGCAATCGATCGAGCGATCAAGCGTGCAGCCAAGAAGGGGGAAACAGCCTGATGACTGCTCCCATCTTTGAAATCTGCTCCAAGGACGCGGGTGTTGGCGCCCTGCTTGGCACCGGCGTCTCAACCCGCCTGTATTCCTTCGGCGAGGCTCCGGCAGAGGTCACAAAGCCCTATGCGGTCTGGCAGGTGGTGTCGGGAAGCCCCGAGAACTACCTCGCAGGCCGCCCGGACGTTGATGGGTTCACCCTGCAGGTCGACGTGTACGCCACAACCGGCACTGTTGCCCGTCGTGTGCGTGACGCTTTGCGCGATGCCATTGAGCTGAGCGCCTACATCACCAGGTGGGGCATCGAAGGCCGAGACCCTACCACCAAAAACTACCGCGCCGGCTTCGATGCCGACTGGATCGTCCAGCGCTGAATTCAGCCACCCAGACCAAGCCCGCCAAGTGCGGGTTTTCTTTTGCCCGACAGTTGGAGAATGCCATGTCGATTCTGTCCCAAGGGACCCAGGTCTTTGCCCTGGTGCCTACCGCTGGTAACCCGTCGATCTTCGAAGTGATGGAGATTGAGTGCGCTACCGCTTTCAGCCCTGGCGGTAACCCTGCCGACCAGATCGAAACCACCTGCCTCAGTGAGACAGTGCGCAGCTACATGCGCGGGCTTCGGACCCCTGGCCAGGCCACGCTGAGCCTGAACGCTGACCCGCGCAACGCATCTCACGTTCGCCTGCATCAGCTCTCCGAAGACGACTCCATCGAGAGTATCCGCTGGGTCGTCGGCTGGTCTGATGGCAAAGGCATTTTGCCTACCGTTGGCACCTCGGGCGCGTTGGCGGCAATCAGCCTGGGTGCTGGCGGCACCGGTTACACCACCGCGCCGACTGTTGCGATCACTGGCGGCGGCGGTACCGGCGCTACGGCCACGGCCATCGTTTCCGATGGCGCGGTGACCGGCTTCAACATCACCAATGCGGGCGCCGGTTATACGTCTACCCCAACCATCGCACTGACTGGTGGTGGCGGTACCGGGGCGGCAGCCTCCGCGGTGCTTGGCGAAGGTGATGACTTTATTCTGCCACCGACCCGCACCTGGTTCCTATTCGACGGGTATGTCTCGGACTTCCCGTTCGACTTCGCAGCCAACACCGTGGTGACCACCGCCGCGACCATCCAGCGTTCGGGCGGGTCCGCCTGGATTCGCAAGACTGCATAAGGGCAGACCATGACCCTCAATATTCAAAGCCTCAAAGATATGGGCGCCTTCACAGGCGCCCCGGTCAAGAAAAGCATCGAGTGGGAGCAGGGCGGCAAAAAGCTCAAGGGTGAAGTATTCGTTCGCCCACTGGGCTACCGAGCGGCTGTGAGCGACCTCATCGCATCTGCGGGCCTGCAAGACGGTATCGCAGGACGGATCGCGGCGAGCATCTGCAACGAGGCTGGCGAGCCTGTATTCACGGTGGCCGACATCACTGGTGATGCTGACCCGGATCGGGGGGCCCTGGACCGCAATCTCACCACTGCTCTGCTCACCGCAATCGGTGAGGTGAACAACCTGGGAAAGACCCTGAACTCACCGACTTCGACGAAGTCTGGCACGAAATCGCCATCACGCTCTCCTGCACGATCGCGGAAGCCCAAGAGCGCTTGAGCCTTCCCGAGTTTCGCCGCTGGGTTGAATACCGGCGCAAGCGCGGCTCGCTCAACTGGGGTATGCGCATCGAGCGAGGTTGCGCGCTGCTGGCCACCCTCTACGCCAATACCCACACCGATAAGGTCAAGTACAAGGTCTACGACTTCATGCCGCATGAGTCGGAGCCTGAACTGACCTTGGAGGAAGCTATGGCGAGCTGGGCCTGAAGCCATTCATCAACCACGAAACACTGGGGTAGCCCATGGCTTCAACTCTCGGAACGCTCACGCTCGACCTGATCGCCAGGATTGGCGGATTCACTGGACCAATGGACAAGGCTGAGGCCGCCGCTCGCAAATCGAGCAAGGCTATTGCGGAGTCGGCTGACGTTGCTGCTTTGGCCTGGGAGGCGCTTGGA